CCTCCGCGAAACCGACATCGGCGGCGGCACGGGCGAACTGGCCCTGATGCCCGTCCCGGGTGCCTACCTTGACCGCATCGGACCTATTCCGGCGACGCTCGACCCGGAAGGGGAGGTGATCAAGGACGGTGACAACCGCTACCACGCGAACATCCGCATTCTGTTTGAACTGACGCCCGAGCAGCTCGCGGAATTGCCGCTCGTCGTTCCTGCTCCATCGGTTCCTTACAGGGTCTTCGGGTGATCCGCGTCCTCGCCATCCTTGCGCTGTCGAGCTGCTCGGCTTCCGCACGGATTGCCGACGAGACGAACGTGGTGCGGCAGCGGGCGTCGAGCGCCCAGAAGCACCTTGAGGTCGCCCAGGCAGACCTCGAGGCCATCCACGCCGCGGCGGCCGAGGTTCACGCGGCGCTCCCGGGCGTCGAGGACGAGCGGTCGCAGCTCCTCGACACGATCCAATACGCCGCCGTCGCCGCGGGAATCTGCGGCGTCGCGGCCATCGGCTACATCATCCATACGAGGCTCAAGAAATGACCACCGACCAGGCGTCGATCCTTCTGTTCCTCACGTTGGCCGTCGCTTTCGTTTCCGGTTGCGCCATCGGGAGCAACTGGCAGTTCACCCGCAAGCCCAAGAGAAAGTCCCGCCATGCACACGCTCGCTGACGCGCTCGGAAACCTGTTCTTCGCCGGCTGTTGCGCCCTCGGCGGGCTCATCGCCGGTTACGTCGTCTGCCGCAAGAGCAAGAAGTGAGCAACAAGCGCAAGTGCTGCTGCGGTCCACAGGACTGCCCGGAAGGCAATTGCCCGACCATCGACGCCGATTGCGCGTCGAAGGGCCTTCAGCCGTTCACTCTGTACGTGCAGGCAACCGTGTTTCCGAGCACGTGCAACTCTTTCTCGTACGACATCTTGGAATGCAATCCTCCGCAATGCACCGAGTGGATCACAATCCCTGAGGTGTACGAGGGCTGTTTGCCGTGCGACGAGGAGATCGACTGCGGCCCATGCCAAAGCCAGACGCCCTGGACGCCTTATGCGGGGTACCAATTCCCGGTCAGGTCTTGCAACGGCACCGACCCACGCAAATCCGCAGAACGATGCGAACTCCCGCACGTCGGATACTGGACGGTTATCCAAACGAGCCCGGAGGAGTGCGCTCCTCTCGGGTCCGTAACGTGTTACGACGCCGTGTACGTTCCTGCCGGGACGATTTCGGCGGGTTACGTCCCGATGGGCGGCGCAATCACGATGCTGCATGGGCAATTCAACAACTGCGTCAACGGAAACCCGATGACGTTGCCGCAGACCGGTGGCCCTGTGTGGGGGTGGCCGTGCGATTGCGGGACTAATCCGGCCTGCATCGGGTGTCCATGCTCATGCGGGTGCAGCGCGATCTGGCCGACGTACAACATGAATCCGCCCGGGTGGGACCCGACCGACGGGACGTTCGAGATGAACGTCATCTGGGTGGCTCCGTGCGGCGGGTCACGCCCCGGCCAGAGCCCTGAACAACGTGCGACGTTCAACTGCGGCGGCGGATGCGACTGCGACGGTTCGTACATCGCGATCCGCTTCTCGGCGTCGTTCGTCGCCAAGATCGGGTTCGATGAACCGATTCCCGCAGGGGATGCGTTGTTCCCGATGACCGGTGCGGCAGGCGACGGCGGCGCCGGAACCATCTGCGACAGCTACATCGCAACGGAACCCGGCCCGCAATGCGGCCAGTTTTTCTCTGCCACGCCGATATCCGAATACACGTGCAACATTGTTCGCATCTGGGAGGTCGTGTTTCGCCGGAAAATGGACATCACGCAACTGCCACCGGCAAACCTGTGCGCGATGCTGCCAGGCGAATACGAGCCGGTCGGCATCGTGATCTGCAACCACGGCCCGACCGGCCCGGCGGTCTGCTGCGACGTAACGGTCGATGATTGTTCAAATGCGGAGGTTTGTTGGCAGGATCTCGATGCCTGCGAAAGCTCCGCACAATGGAGAGACTACCTGTGGAAGAACGGCCTGCAGAACATCAGAGTAATCATCCAATGACGATCCGTAAGTTGTTCATCAAGCAACCTGACGGAACCACGAAGGAAACGACGTGGGACGAGCTGTCGGCCGCGGCCCAAGCGAAGTTCCTCAACAAGAACCCCGGCCTCGGCGACGTGGTAGCCGGTGCGGCCAACGCGGTCGGGATCAAGAAGAAAGCCGGGTGCGGTTGCCAGAAGCGCCAAGACGCCATGAACCGGGCGACGCCGCCGTACATCCGCCGGGTGTTGGGGTGGGCGCGAAATTTCCCACTTCCGTTCCAAAAGTGAAGCACAAGGTTCCTCTCGGTCGATAGTCTGCATCTAGCGGCAAAGCCGCAGAAAGGACCGAACGATGGGAGAGATCGTCCAAGTGTCGCAGTCGGGGCCCATTTCGCCCCTGGAGCGCGTCAAGCGGAACGAGGAGGCGGTGGCCGCTGTCGCCGCCGTCGTGAAGCGGAACTACATCAAGAAGATCGGGGATAAGGGCTACCTCATGGTCGCCGGTGCTCAGGCGGTCGGCTCTAGCCTCGGCTACACCACGGCCGTCGAGAGCATCCGGTACGTCACGCCGACCGATCACTTGCCCGGCTATTGGGAGGCGATTGCCGTCGTGTTTGACCGTGGGGTGGCCGTCGGCCGGGGCATGGGCGGGGTGTTTGATGACGAGCGGCAATGGGCGAAGCGGGATCACTTCGCCCGGCAGATGATGGCACAGACCCGGGCGACCGGCCGGGCCCTAAAGGGCGTCATGGGGTGGGCGACGGCCCTGCTCGGTGCCGAGGGCAGTCTCGCGGAGGAAATGCCCGGAGAGGGCCCTAGGATGGCTCAGGACGCGTCCGAGGTCGTCACGCGGGTTCCGAGCCTCCCAAGCCCGCCGAAGGGCTCCAAAGGGCAGGAAGGCGGCCTTCGCCGCGTTCGCAGCGTACTTGCGGCGGTGCAGGCCAAAGAGTCCAAGGCCGGGAAGCCGTACTGGCGGGTCGGGCTCGAAGCGCAGGACGGCGTGACCGAGTGGTTTACGTCGTTCGAGGAGGTGTCGATCTCGCCGGGCGTCCTGGTCGAGGTCACGCTCAAGCCGTACCGGGATGGGGAAGTGGTCGCCGACGTTGTCGCCGTCACCAGCGACGAGGAGGTGCCGTTCTAATGGCGAAGCTCTACCCGAGTGACGTCTGGCGCATGGGCGACTCCCTCGACCCGTTGGAGAAGCTCGTCGCGCTGGCGCTCCTGGACTACGGCGACCGGATCTTCCCGTCGCAGGCCCATGTCGCGGTCAAGACCGGGCTGTCCTTGGCGACCGTGAAAAGAGTGATGAAGACCCTCCGCTCGAAGATGGTCATCACGACCAAGCGGACCAAGCGGGGGCTCGCCTACGGGTTCGTGATGGCTCACCCTGAGCCTCGGCATGGTGTCACACAGACACCACCAAAGTGTCAGCCTGACACCGGAATGGTGTCAGAGAGAGCCACTAACTATCCCAGTAACTATCCCAACCAACCCCGGGCGGCTGACGCCGCACCGGCGGGGGGGTGGGATCTCTCCTGGGAAGTCCGATCCCGGATCGGCGTCCGCGATCCTCGGGGCGACCCCGACGCGCAGCTGCGGGTCGCCCGCCGGTTGATGCGCGAGCACGGCCTGTCCGACGCCGACGCTCAATGGGGCTGGAGGCTCTTGTGCGAGCATTGGGCCCGCACCGGCAACGCACCGTACGACACCCTGCACCGGATCACGACGAGCCTCGAAGGCGCTCGCGACGTCCGGGCGGTGGTCATGCACAAGCTCAAGGGGGTGGCAGCGTGAAACGAACCACTCGCACACTTAAGCCAACGGTCATGCTCGGAACCGCGCCGAAGGACACGAAAGCGCTCGCTGCCGTCGTCGGCAAGCTCGCCGCCCACGCCGACTACGACCGCATCGCTATGGAATGGCACGGGCCGAAGGCGGTCGAGATGGCGAAGCGCGGGCGCAGCCTTCGTGAGCTCGCACGCGCCACGGGCCTGTCGCCCACCTACCTGTCGCTGGTGGCAAATGGTCGCCAGCGCATCAGCTTGTACGCCATTCACGCGCTGTTGTGTCAATGTGAGGGCATGCAGCCATGAGCGCCCAACAACGCCGAATCCACGAGATCACCACGTTCCTCGAAGTGAATCGCAAGCACCTTCCAGGCGTGGTGGCGACGTACCTCGACGAACTGCTGTACATGGATCAGACATCGCGCACGGTGATCCAACGGCAGCAGACGGAAATCTCCGACCTTCGAGCCCTTCTGTACGGCAACCCAGACGCAGCGCACGACCGCAACCAAGCCGGTGGGACTCGTCCGCCGGAAGTGTTCCGCCAGGGCGGATGGGAGGACGCATGACTGATTCACGATCCAAGGGAAAGCGAGCGGAGCTCCAGGCGGCCGAGGCAGTCGGCACAGTGCTCGGCGTCAAGTTCCACCGGACGCAGCAGTACAACGGCCTCGGCAACGGCGACATTGAGCCGATGAACGTGCGTACGCCGCTGCATTTCGAGGTCAAGCACTATAAGGCCGGGCTGACGTGGTGGGTCAAACGGAGCGCCGAGACCGGGATGCTCGTCGCGGGAGAGTTGTGCTATTGCCGCCTCGACCATCTTCCCGGGATCATGCGGAGGAACTACCTCGCGTTTAAGAGCGTGACGTGCGGCTACGCGGAACGATGGGTGCAACAAGCCGTGCGCGACTCGAAGTACGGCCAAATTCCCGTGGTCGTCTGCAGGCAAGACCACTCGCCCTGGCTTGTCGTATGGCGAAGGACGGACACCGAGAAGCTCATCGACGCGCTCAACGGGATCAGGGATGCACCGGTACAGGTTTAACGGCGGGCTCGGGAAGCCGGTCAACGTGGCGCACCTGAAGCGGTCACGCGGTGGATCATGGACGCGCAAGGCCAAGCAGCACAAGGCGAACAACGTGCAATGCGTCCGGTGCGGAGCAATTGCGAACCTCGAAGCGGATCACATCGTGCCGCTGCACAGGGGCGGAACCAACGACGCATCCAACATTCAGTCGCTGTGCGTTGAGTGCCATCGGGAAAAGACTGCACGGGAGGCAATGGACAGACGATGAAATCGACCCCCCCTTCACCCCCGAGGGGGGTCAAATCCAAGGGGCACCGCGTGGTGGGGACCACCAAAACCGACACTCGGCGTAACCATCGGCGGAAGCCGTGTTTATGCGCCGACCAAGCGGACGCCTACGCGAAATCGGTCGTTTCCGGCGACCTCGTCGCGAACGCACGGGTGCGGGATGCGTGTCGGCGCTACCTCGCCGAGCGGGCGGACCCATCGGCTCACGCAGTCTGGTGGGATGACGGGAGAGCGGAGCAGGCGAGAGCGTTCGCCCTGAAATGCGGGCAAGGGGCCGAGGCGGGAGCAGGGCAGCCGCTCGTCTGGATGCCGTGGCAGTGCATGGTGGCAATGGTGCTCCTCGCCAGGCGGCGAGTCATCGACGGATGCCGGTCGGATACCCCGGCGACGAAGGCGCTGTTGCTGTCGGTCGCCCGCGGCAACGGCAAGACGGAGTTCGCGGCAAGCCTGCTGATGGCGGCGATGGCCGATCCCTCGACGCGCCTGGAGTTCTCGTCGGTGGCGCCCGACGGCAGGCTTGCCCAAAAGACGTTCGAGCGGATGCAGATGATGGCGGAGACCCTCGGCACGGCCGAGTGGAAGGCGACGGGCGGTTCGACGCCGGCGCATCCGGGCCGCGTGAAGCACGGGGGAAACAAATACATCTCCCTACCCTGCACGGACAAGGCGCTCGACGGCCTCACGACCCGGATGGTCATCGCCGACGAAGTGGCCCGCATGGAGAAGGCGTTCGGGAGGCTCCTGACGGGCCTCGCCAAGTTCCCGACATCGCAGCTCCTCGCGATTACGACGCCGGACCCGGAGCAGAAAACCCGGCCCATTTGGGGCTACTGGGACGCCCTTGAGCGGGCCATCGCCGAGGGCGTCCCGTACCCCGCCGGGTGGTGGCCGATGCTCTACGGGCTCGAGCAGGATGACCAGGCGTCGGACCCGGCGACGTGGCCGAAGGCGCACCCGGCGCTCGGCACGATCATCGACCCGACGCAGTTGGAGATTTCGGCCCGGACGATGCTCGAATCCGGCGACCCGGCGCAAATCGCCGAGTTCGAGACGCAGCTCGCTTGCCGGTATCACGAACTTGCCACCACGGACATCGACCTCGGGGTGCTTGAACGGCAGATGGAGCCTGCCGATTGGGATCGCCTGCGGCAGCAGCCAGGCGTCATTGGGCTTGACCTGTCGCGTGGCGGCTACGGCTCGCAGCTCGACCTCACGACCCTGTGCCTGATGGTCGTGGACGGCGACAAGATCCGGGCCCGGAACGTCTCATGGTGGGCCGGAACGGACATCGGCCGCGACGAGAAGCGGTGCAAGAACCCGCTCGGCGCATGGGTCGAGCAGGGCCACCTCCGCCGGATGCCTGGGGAATGGCACGACATGGCGGTGGTCGAGGCCGAAATTGAATCGCTCATGGCCCGCTATGCAATCCGCAAGATCGGCGTCGATCCGCACCCGAGCCAAGCCAAGGACATCAAGCGGTGGCAGGACAAGGGGTGGCCGATCGTCCCGATCGACCAGTCGATCCGCACGATGGCCCCGGCGTGGAAGCTCTGGGGCGACCTCCTGAAGTCGCGGCAGCTCGTCTACGAGCCTGACCCGGTCCTTCGGTCGGCGCTGAACGCCGTGCGGCTGATTGCCGACAACGTGGGCAACGTGCGGCCGGTGAAGGGCCGCTCGGCAGGCAATACCGACGCGGTGGTCGCCGGGAACATGGCGGCGCTGCTCATGGAGCACCATCAAGTCCGGACGCACAGCGGGCTGTCAGCGAGCGCCTGCCCCATCGGATAGTCCGTGTTTGCCGGATTTGCTCTTGACGAGTCGGGGCACTTGTGTTCTATGCGACCGTGGGCTTCTTTGCACGGTTCTTCGGGTTCAAGTCGGGCGTCGCGATCTACACGCGACCCGAGCCCATCGTCACGTCGCCTGCCGACGCAATTCCGGCGGTGGTCCGGGCGACGAACCTGATCTCGGCGGACATCGCCCGGCTCCCGGTCACGGTCTACGACAGCCAGATGCAGCGCATCGACGACCACCCGGTCGCGGCGCTGATGAACCGCGAGGCGAGCCGGTGGCAGACGGGCTACGAGTTCAGGCGGTACACGACGGCCGTCGCCCTGACCCACGGCAACGGCATCGCGATCATCCGCCGCGGGGCGGACGGGTCGGTCGCCGAGCTTCAGCCGGTGCCCGCCGACGCCCTGACCGGCGAGGCGACGGATGACGGCCCGATCTACCGGATCGGGAACGTGCAGCTCGCGGCCGACCAGGTGCTGCACGTCGGGTGCTACCCCGACTACCTGAATCCCGTCTGGTTCCGGTCGCCGCTCGACGCGGCCCGGCAGGCCATGCAGCTCGCAGCCGACGAGAACGGGGCGCACCAGTCGCTCGTCAAGACGGGCAGCATGGGCAAGGTGGCGATCATGCACCCGGGCGGGATGTCCGACCAGACGGTGCAGGCCATCCGCGACGCCTGGACGACCATGCACGCGACCGCCGACGGCGCATCGCGTCCGCTGATCCTCCGCGAAGGGATGAAGGCGGAGAAGATCAGCCAGGAAACTTCGGGCTCCATGCTCGAATCCCGGAGGTTCTCCGTGCAGGAGATCGCCAGAGCGTTCGGCGTCCCGCCCGAGATGCTGTTTCAGCAGGGCGGCGGGGCGCTTTCGAGCCAGGCGGAGACGGCCCGGGCGTACGCCGACGGTGCCATCGCGGCATGGGCAACCGCGTGGGAGTCGGAGCTCACGCGGAAGCTCTGCCGTCCGGGCGAGCGGGTCAAGTTCGACATCAGCCCCATTACCCGCGGCAGCCTCCGCGACCAG